GGCATCGAGGGATCTACCTTGGAATCCAAACCAATTTTTTGTTTCATCAATGAATGGGATAATGATCCTAGGCTGATCTTTATTGATGATATCAAATGATGGTTTTTGCGTGTTTGTCCAAGAATAGAATCTTCCTGTGTAGAAGAGTTCTCCGAAAAATTTTTCAGGAATTTTTCTATCACGTAGATATTTTACTGCAGGGTGCTCATTATTTAGATCAGAAATACTTTCAAGATTACCAGTTTTTTTAAACACTGGTTTATCAAATTTTGGTTTAGGAACATACGATCCTTTACCTGTAGTTCCTTTCTTATATCTCTCCATGATATATTCATCATAGAGATCAGGTGCTTGATCTTTAAGGAAGTTTGGTAACGTCCTACCTACACCACAGTTATGGCATTTGTACACCATATCCGTCTTGACACGAAAAAAATACCCCCTTGCCTTACTCTTGTGCTTCTGTGAGTCACCACAGTAAGGGCATCGGAAGTTATATAAGTTCTCCTTTTTCCTTTTAAACTTGTCTAGTCTACCAGAAAGAAGGGTTACATAATGTGCATCGACAAACTCAGACACTACGATGGAGCTTAGATGCTTCCATCATACTAGATGCAGATGATTCTGTCAAGTTTTTGAGGACCGATTGTCCGATTGGACTAACGAGGAAAGATATAACAGCAAGACCACCAAAAATAGTCCACATCTTCTTCTCCATAACCTTAAGACGTTCATCGACTTTTCTAATATCTCTTTCACAACCTTTCTTTATCTCCTCTGCTCTACGGTTTACCTCACGATGGACTGACTCCACCTTCTCAAACAATACAGCATCAATTCTATCCTGCTTATCAAGTTTCTCATTGTGTACAGCAAGAAGTTGCCCCATCTTTACAGAATTTTCCTGTAAGGTCGAGACAACTTTTTCTAATCTTTCTAATATAGCAGAGTTGACATCCATTACCGTGTCTCGTCTTGCTCCGCACCAGCTCTCACTTGCTTCTTAAGTTTCTGTGTCTTCAGTTGCAGTTGCTTTTGAAGTGCTTGTTTCTTAAGTAATACTTTCTTTTTCTCAATGGCAATTTTACCTGCAGCCATCTGTTGATTCTCCTTATCAACCGCTTCATTACGCATGAACTTCATACGTTTTTGCATAAAGAACTGTGCTGCTTGACCTGGAAAAATTCTTTCAATATCTATACCTTCCCTAAAACGTGGGTTGATAATCAATCTTAATTTTTGTCTTAATTCTGCTGGAGAGTTTGCGTAGACTATAGTCTCACCAACTCCAGGTATATTAACCTTGTACTGGAACAACCTGTTAGGACCGTGAGGATTAAGACGATCAATATCTTCTTTCATTTTGTTACCTGGCATTACAAGTTTCTTTTTGTCTTTCACTTTAGCACGCATTTTCATAACAGGTGACACACCTGCTACAGGTCCAGAAGGATCAGACTTCTCACTATAGCCTGCTGCACTAGGAGTAGAACCAGTAGTCATTAATGTCATATCTTTACGATCTCCTCTTTAACATCAGGATCCTCTTCCAGATCTGGAAGCATACCTATAGGATATTTATTCAAATAAAGAAGTATAGTTTTTAGAATACCCCAATATTCCCTTTCCAATTTATAAAAAAGTAAAGGTGTTGCTGCTTCACCGAATACATTATATAAGATAATAAGATGGTTAATAATAAGATGAGTCCTCAACGGACCCCCTCTGACATAACGTCTAAGAAGACGTTTCAAGTATTTGAAACGCTTCATATCTTCATCAAAATCCTCACGTGTAACACAATGAGGATTTTCATAATGCTTTACGGCGAACAGAAGAAAGGTTTCTTCATTCAGTTCGTCAAAATTCATTCATTAAGTTGTTGTAATTGTCTTAGTAGAACCAGAACCACCAGCACCAATTGTATCACCTAGAACAAATACCTTGTCAGATGCTGTGTTTGTACCAGCGTCTTTAATTGTTCCAGAGATTGTTTGAGCACCAATAGTGTGTACTTTATCTGCAGCAGCACATGTGAATGTAAATTCAACACGGTTTGTGCTTGTCTGTGCAGCAGCAGTAGCAGTTATACTTGCACTGTCTGTTGTATTAGTAACTACAAGAGTAGCACCATTAGTTACATCAACTAACTCGTTGTAAATAACGACCACAGTTCCAGTGGCAGCAGCTGCGTATGTAGTCTCCTCAAAGAAGACAGCAGTAATATCTGCAGCAGCGATAGTATCAGTTCCTCTTCCACCTGCACCAACTAAACCATCTACAGAGACGAGAATCTCATCCCAGTGTGCTGTTTTAGCAGCGTTTTTATAGTGTCTAAGTACCCAACCATCTGCGGTTGCAAAGATATTTGAGGGGTCAACTGCACCACCTCTTACAGCCCACTTAGGCTTAGATTCATCTGCGTCAGTAACTCCCCAAAGTGCCATTTTTAACTCCCAGAATTGCGTTGTATCTAAGATTATTTATAATAAAAATGGACTCTAGATCATAGAAATATCAACTTTCTAGTAAAGCTTTTTCAAGTGCTTTAACTAGTTCATCATCAACTTTGTTACCAGTCTTAGCTGCTGCTTTCTTCAGCAACTTAATAACAAAATCTTTAATCACAGAATCAAGATCATCAGGTATCCTATCAACTGCTTTATTAATGATACTGATCGCAATGGGCATTAAAAAATTAATCATAGTAATAGATAAATTCTACCCTATATAGCCAACTTAATCTGGTCTAAACTTACCGCCTTTATAATATCCCCACTTACCTTTACTTGTACCCCTAATTCCTTTAGGATCTTTTAACTTTTCTTTAGCTTTCTTTCCTGCTGCCATTACTTTTTTATAAGTCTTAGCTTCTTTATGTTTCTTTTCAGCTCTATCCAATAACTCATCCTTAAGACTCCTTTTAAACTGATCGCTTAGTTCATCAAGTTTGTTCATCTTACTAACCTGGTTTTGAATCTTGCCATTCTTCCGAACCGCCTGGCCATGGTGAATGCTTTTTAATATAATCTACATCTGATTGAGCATTCTCTGATCCACCTACATGAAATGGATTGTTTCTTGCAGTAGCAATTCGATACATTTTCTCATGCATTGTCACTACTTCTTCAGCACCCTTTTCAAATTCAGGTGTGGATTCATGTCGTGAAGAATAAGTATCACTTTGAAACCAATCATCTGCTACTTCTTCTTCAGGTCTTGGGTTGTTTTCTAATTCAATCATTTTTTCAGGTGGTGCATATCTATTTGTGCCATTTGCTAATGGCATACTATCATGGGGATGAGGTTTACCTTCATCGATCATGTACCTAAACCCCTCCCCTTATCGTAGTTGTCTTTACCTCCATACCTTGCCATTGTCTCAATATAATCTTTACTATTTTTGAATCCACGTTTCTTAGCATCAGCAGCAGTTGCTGCTTTTTCTTTTGCTCTCTTTAGATACTTACCAGTACCAGCAGTGGATTTCTCACCTTTCTTTTTCTTCTGTTGCTTACTACCCTGTCCTACTACAGCACCTTTACCATGCTCTTTCCTGATTTTATCAAGAACGAATGATAATGCTGCATCCTTTTTACCAGATGGTTTCTTAGTACCACCCTTGTCATAACCCTTCTCTTTCTTAAGACGAGTTGCTTCATCAACTTGAGTTTCTTCTACCTTATATGCAGGAACCTTTGCTTTCTTAACACCTCTTCTTGCCTTGTGCTCTTCTCTACGTTTGTCAATGGTTTTACCCCTCTTATTCTCAGGGTCAAACATTGCTGGTTCACCATGACCAGGTCCAGACCTTCTGTAGTTTCTGATAGATGCCTTACCATAATCTGAACGACCTTTATCTACTTTTGCCTCATCAACTTGATCTTCATTAACTGAAGCTTGAGATGGTTCCTTAACATTCTTAGCAACTTCAGAAGACTTTACCTTATTAGCTACCTTCTTACCAGCATTAAGACCATGCATTACAGCACTACCAAGTGTACCAGGTTTGTTCTTCAAAATACCAGTTGCAAGTTCTGAAAGAGATTTACCTTCTGGATTATACTCTGCTGCTAGTGCTTCATAAGGAACTGCTTTTCTATTAGCAACTTTCTTTTTAGCTACAGCATCTTTATGACGTTTAGTGCCTTTCTTAATAGCATCTACAACACCTTCATTTTGTTCTGCTGCTTTCCTAGCGTGTGGTCCTGTACCTTTCTCATGAGTTGGCTTGTCCCTTTTGTTCCATTTCTTACCATCCCACTTATGAGTCCTAGCTTTTTCTTCCCACTTTGCATTATCATCTCTATCTTTTTTCCTTGCTTGTTCTTCTCTCCACTTCTTAGCACGTGCGTAACCAGAGGCACTAATTTTTTCAGCAATAGAATCCATTGCTTCACTAACTTTTCTTACACCTGGTTTCAAATGAGCATTGTAAGTACCTTTAGTTTGATACTTTGCTAACTTCTTAGAAGTATCACGATGCTCTTTAGGAGATTCATATCCAGATTTTTTAGCACCGTCTTTAATACTAGCACCTCTACCAAGTGACTTTCTTTGTGAAGATTGACCTAGTTTACTCTTATCCTTATATTGAGTAGCAAACTTTTCATCAATCACTTCACCTTCTAATTCAGTTTCCTGATTCAAAAGTTGTTGAAGCATGTCATTCTTTCTCTTTTGATTCTGATAGAACTTAGCAGTAGGTGCTACATTTTGCTTATTACCTAAAAGATTTTTAGCAAATCCTGTGACTGGATTGTTAGAACTTCTAGCAGAAGTTTTTGCATGATTGTATCCACCCCTCTGAATGGTACCACCACCAGTATTACCACCACTTTGTCCTCTTCCTTTAAAGAGACCAAAGAGTTCATTCATTGTCTTGAGTTCTACTTCTTCTTTTCTAATCTTAGAACTATAACTGTTAGGTCCACCTGTAGAACTAATGTTTCCTTTTAATTTTCTTTCTTTAGCAACCTCTTGAGCAGCCCAGTTTTTAAAGAACTCATCATTCTGTGGGTTACCAATTCCAGATAATGCCTGAGAAACAGCTGTTGATGGAGATCTTCCTGTATGTGTTGATGAAGCATTCCAACTAGCAAGCTTAGTCTTACTGTTACCAGTACCAAGGTTTACACTAATATTCTTATTTTGTCCTGTTCCTCTACCAAATCTAAATCCACCAGTTACAGAAAATGCACCACGTTGATTAGCACTCTGGTTAAAACTGCCCATCTCCTTCATGAACTGACTGTATGTCTTACCTTCACTAACAACTTTCTTAACGTCCTTAGCAACTTTTACAGCAGTCTTAACACCTCTAGCAAATCCTTTACCAAATACTCTAGCACCTTGAGTTGCTTTACGATGTCTCTTAATACCTTTTTTAACCCAATCTCTTGCCTTATCACCTACACTCTTTGACTTAGGTGCTTCTTTCTTAGCAACAGGTTTTGGAGCAGCCTTCTTAGGTGCTTCCTTTTTAGCAACAGGTTTAGGTGCAGCCTTCTTAGGAGCAGGTTTTGCCTTTGCTTTTGGTTCTGATTTCTTAGGAGCAGCCTTTGGTGTTGCTTTCTTTACTGAAGCAACTGCTTTCTTTTTAGGTGCTGCTTTCTTTGCAGGAGCCTTGTCATCATAGTTGGTGACATCAGTCTCTTTCTTTTTATATGCAGCAGAGTACTCTCCTTTACCTTCCTTCTTTCTCTTTGCCTCTGCAGCCTTTGCAGCAGGAATCGTCTTCTTCTTAAGAGTCTGAAGATTCCTAAGAGTCATTTTACGAGCAGCTCTTTCTTCAAATGTCAACAGAGTCGTTTGAGTTTCGCTTTCTTCTGAGCTTTCTTCAACGACTTCTTCTTGACTGTCATAAAGTTCTTCTGTAGATGTACCACTATCTATAACATCAGACTTTTCCATCATCTCCTCTTTCTTAGGATTGATTTTAATCTTAGTCTTCTTCTCTTGTAGTTGTTGGAAACTAAGCATCGGTTTTTTCACCTAATTCTAGAATTGCTTGTATCTCTTCATCAGAAAATAGACCAGACTCTACTAGATCATCAATAATTTCTGTCTCTTCTCTGTTAAGTCTCTTCTTAGCTTGTGCTTTATAAAGACGACCTGCCTGTGCATTTTTCTTAGCAGCACCTTCTTTATCACCAGCAGCAGCAAGTTTACCTCTCTTGACATCAGCAGCTTTAGATGCTTTAAGTGCTAGGTCAGGAGAAATTTCGTTAACAGTCTCTACTTCTTCTTTAGAATAATGTTTAGCCTTCTCTTTCTTTTCTCTCTTACTAATCTTTCCATCTACATCAGTTTTCTCATACCACTTACCATCGCAGTCATCATCCTGCCAACGAGGTTCTTTCTTTGACTTCTTGTCTACTTTGCCACCGTAAGCATACCCCTTGACTTCTTCAAGAGCTGTGGTCATGTCTGGTAATTCGTTGAGGTTCATTGTGCTGTTGTTATTCTACCTTTTTTATTTATCTTCCTAATGAATTCACCTGGTGTCATTCTTCTTAAAACATGAGAAAGTTCATCAGTTCCCACTTCACCTGCAGGTTTAAAATTAAAACCTTTAATAGCAACTTCATTACTTACTTCATTTAAATCTTTTAACCAAGTACGGAAAACATTATCGTTCTCATCAATAGCAATAACATAGTTACTACCACGACTAACAACTTTACAAACGATTCCTGTGTTGATATTCTCTACGAAACAACCAACGGCAAAAAGACCTTGATCATAATATGCTTCACGCAATCCTTTTGGATCTAACTTAGGTGCAATTTCATATAGTTTATAGGATACTTCACTAAAGTCATCAAATTCTTCTACTTGCATTGATTGACGTAGTGTATTATAAAGTTCCTGTCTATCTTTTCTGCTTAATCCTTTAGGCATTCCAGCAACAAATGTATCATAATCATCCTCTGCTGCTGCCTTCCTTAATTTAGATGCAGACATACCTTCCACACCTTCACCATCAGGATCTCTATCACCTGCTGAAGTTACTTGAATGTCATCAAAGTTATATGCCTTACCATTATATTTTGTTGCTAAGGAATTAAACTCGCTAACCCTATCACCACCCACAACAATATTAACGCTGCTATAACCTTCATCATCAAGAGCAGTAAGAACGTCAAATATAGTACGCATATCGTCATTAGCAACGATATTGTTAGTATGATCTGGATATGCTTTATGCATAAACTTAACCTTCGTTGAAGGATCAAGTGGGTTCTTCTTAGGATCCTGTGTTCTTGATGGGTATATTCTATATTCTCCACCTTTTGCTGTGCTAGCTACCTTTTTAATAAGAGCTTCATGTCCAGTAGTAGGTGGATTAAATCTTCCGAATGTAATAGATATGCTACCTTGATCGACCTGACCTTCGCCTCCCTCAGTTTCTTCTCCTCCATTTTCTTGATCCGATGCTTTTTGATCTGCTGTAAGTTTCACAAGCTTACCTTGCTGACTCATATGAGTTACATTACCTCTTACGTCGGCGTACTTACCATACCCCACGTGAGTCAGATTTAATTTCTCTGCTTCTTTAGCCGCAAAGGATCTTTGGGCTTCGTTTAGAAAAGCACTAAACTTTTTCATGCGTCCAATTTTTACTAAGATTAAAGTTTGCTCTACTAAAGGTCAGTCTATCTACAATTTTATATGGGTTATCTGAGATGGTCACGAACCCTTCATGTTCTGAAGGTTGATCATCTATGTAACACTTGATTCCATCATTAACAGATATCTCATTGAGAAGACGATGTTTCAGTTGAAAGATCAAATGCCATGTATTAAACGTAGACACGTTGACTTCATGCTTATATTTATCATCTAAAGCATCATACATTTTTTGAGCACGCGGAATCTTACCTTCACGCACAAAAGAATTGATATGTTTAGATATTTCCATACGTGATTTAGGTGTCTTTGATAATATAATTGATGGTAATGCTGCTATTAAATGCTTCCATCCTAATGGTGGTTCTACTTCCGCATTAGAAGTGTCTACCATATAACAATCATCAGATGATTGTAGTTTCACACCAATCTTTGCCTCTGCATTAGGACTTAGTTCAGTGTATTCTGTGTGTGGTGCTACAATAATTCTAGAATAAACTGGACTAGGAAAATGATAGGCAATAGTATTAGGCTGATAAACGCTACCTCCCCCAACGCCAATCCAGTCACACTGGATAATGCGGTGGTACCTAGGAAGATGGCGAAAGCAAAGCCTAAGAATATCAGCAACAGCACCTTTATGGTTTTTGTCAATGTCTTCAGGTGAATAATTTATCTTTGGTCTTCTCTTATTGAATACGGATTTAGTACCAACAAAAAACTGACCGTTAGTAGGATTTATACCAAACACTATGGCAGGTGCTCCATCCCACTTAACAGACAGTTTAGTAACTGTAACAAGTTCTTTTATTGCCTTGATCGCTGTCCTACGACCTGAAAGAATCGAATCTTCTGGGTGTTCTAGGTGCTTGTTTGGCATGGGATCCTCTTCTGATACCCATATTATACTGCATCCGCAGGCTGATTTCCATACCATGTGTGACAGTTCCTTAATAGACCTTAGCGTAAGCACTAGAACGGAAGGTAGTTTTCATAGTACCTGGCATCCCTTTACCAAGTAAATCTGCACCCATCTCTTCCTTAGTCAAACCAGTTGTTGAACTGATTGCTGCAGCAAGTTCATATAGGTTCTGTATGACCCTCTTCTGGGCAGCAGCATTACTAATTCCACCTACTGCTACACCAACTTCCCCTGCTCTTGCCTTACTCCATAGTCCAGCACCAGTAAATTTTCTTCTAAAGTTTGCTGGAGCCTTACCTATAGTATTCCATATCTCTTCAACATAATCACCAAGCCTTGTTGTATGAGGTTCTAATTCTCTTTCTGAACGTCTTGCTTTAGCACCACCAATTAACTGTTGTGAATTAAACCAAGGGGTTGTATCAATATCAATGTCCTCATACTTCCTTTGTATCTCATTTAACTTTCTAACACCTTCTCTACTAGTTTGATTAATAACTCTTTGAAAGTTTGAAGCACCTATGTTACCCATCTTTGCAGCTGCATAAGACTTACCCAATTTAGTTTGA